AGGTATCACAAACCCTGTAACGTCATGGTTTCGCATGACTACAAACAACAAAGACCTCGCAGAAAATCAAGATATTAACATTTGGCTTGATACGGTTGAATCAAGAATGCGCGAAGTGTTCTTGAAGTCGAATCTTTATCATTGCTTGCCCATGTTTTATGCAGATTTGGGAATTTATGGTACTGCCGCTTTGTTTGTTGACGATGACCATAAAGACGTTTTGCGCTGTTATACATTGCCGATTGGCTCTTATGCCGTTGCTAATAGCAATCGCGGCAATGTTGACACTCTTGTTAGATGGTTTATGTTATCAGTCAAGCAAATAGTTGACCAATTTGGCTACGCTAACTGTTCTGAGTTAATTAAAAACCAATACGATAATAAGTCATTTGATAATCAATATGAGATAACGCACTACGTTAGTACGAATGATTGGAAGGAACACGGCAAGTTAGATTCTAAGAATAAAGCCTTTATTTCAATTTACATGGAATCCTCTTGTAATGATGATAAATTTCTGCGTGTAAGCGGTTACGATTACTTTCCTTGCATGGTTGCGCGTTGGTCGCTGATTGACGGTGATGTGTACGGTGACAGCCCAGCTATGGTTGCTTTGCCTGACATTAAAGCATTGCAATTAGAGCAGAAGCGCAAAATTGAAGCGGTTGAAAAGATGGTTCGTCCACCAATGACTGCCCCATCTAGTTTAAGGAATAGCAGGTCATCTATTCTGCCCGGTGATATTACCTATGTTGACGTACAAACAGGACAACAAGGTTATGCTCCTGCTTATCAGATAAACCCTGCAATGCTTAGCGGTTTGTACGAAGACATTCAAGCCTGTCAAACCCGTATTAAACGCGCTTTCTTTGAAGACCTTTTCTTGATGTTGGCAAGTGCTGACGATAGACAACGTACTGCTACCGAGATTGTAGAGCGCAAAGAGGAAAAGATGTTGGTACTTGGCTCGGTTATTACACGACTAAGCGAAGAATTGTTAAATCCTCTCGTCGATTTAGCGTTTGATAAGATGATGGCTCGCAATATGTTTCCTGAGCCACCACAAGAGTTACAAGGTACAGGATTGCAAGTCGAATACATTAGTATCTTGTCCCAAGCGCAGAAAATGGTTGGCATTAACGGCATTGACCGATTCATTGGCATGATAGGCGGATTAGGTCAGTTATCACCTTCTGTTTTAGATAAGTGTGACTTTGACCAGATGGTTGATGAGTACGCTCGCATGATGGGATTGCCGCCTAAGTTGGTTGTCAGTGATGAGAATGTAGCCAAGATTCGTGCGGCTCAACAACAGCAACAAGCACAACAGCAACAAGCGGCACAAGCGCAACAACAAGCGGCAACAATGAAAGATTTAAGTCAAGCTAACATCACTGATACCAATGCTCTAGGTCAGTTAGCGCAACAAATGCAGGGGCAAACATTACAATGATTTACGACGAACGAAGCCAAGAAGATATTGATAATGAGTTGTTTCTGATTCATCAACGTAAAGATGATTTTAAACAATTGCTTGCCACTGATTGCGGTAAAAGATTCATTGTTGAGTTATTGGAAACAACGGGTGTATTGAATCTAGGTTATTCGCCTGAGTTGTCAGATATGGCTTATGTGCAAGGTCGTCGTAGTGTTGGTGTTGCCCTGTTGAATCGTATCAGGATTGAACAACCCAATTTATTAACAGAATTATTAGCAGTTAAGGAGTTAGAGAATGACTGAACAAGTGGCGGATGCGCCAGTAGTTGATAGTCCTGCCGTAGTTGATGCGCCTATTGTTGACGCTACGCCAGTGGTTGAACCTGTAACGCCTGTTGCTATTGAGTACACAGACTTTGCTATACCTGAAAATGTAGAGTTGGCCGATGGCGTACTCGACTCATTCAAGGCATTGGCTAAAGAGCAAGGTTTGAATCAGGAACAAGCTCAAAAATTTATGGATTTGCAGACTAATCAATATACAGCGGCTAAAGAGTCATGGGCTAAAACTGTGACAGATTGGCAAGAGTCCGCAAAATCTGACCCTGAATATGGTCAAGCAAACTTTGAGGCTAATTCATTATTAGCGAATCAGGCGTTAGATAAATTCGCGCCTGAACTAAAAGAATTTCTAGCTCAATCAGGGCTAGGCAATCATCCCGATATGATTCGTGCATTCGTGCGTATCGGTAAATCAATCAGCAATGATACTTTTGTTGATGGTGCTAAACACGATGGCAAGTCTAAAGACCCAGCCAAAGTTTTCTATGACAAAACCTTGTAGGAGTTAAATTATGGCGACTTTATCCGCCAAGTTTCCGACTTTGGCTGATTGGGCTAACTTCTTAGACCCTGATGGCAAAGCGGCTACCGTTGTTGAAATTCTATCGCAAACGAATCCTATCTTGACGGATATGGTTACGCTTGAAGCTAATAACGTCACTACGCATAAAAGCGTTATCCGCACAGGCTTACCATCTGGCACATGGCGTAAGTTGTATCAAGGTGTTGACGCTTCAAAGTCAACACGCGCTACTGTTGAAGACGGGATTGGTATGCTAGAGGCGCGTTCTGAGGTTGACAAAGACCTTGCAGAATTGAACGGCTTAGAGTCTGCATTCCGCTTAGATGAGGCGCAAGCGCATTTGGAAGGCATGAATCAGACAATGGCCTCGACGCTGTTCTATGGTGACTCTACTACTGAGCCTGAAAAGTTTACTGGCCTTGCTCCACGCTATAGCTCGCTGTCTGCTGGCAATGCTCAAAACATTATTGATGGTGGCGGTACTGGTTCGGATAATATGTCCGTATGGCTTGTTGTTTGGGGTAAAAATACTATTCACGGTATTTTCCCGAAAGGCTCTAAAGCAGGTTTGACTCAAGAAGACTTAGGCTTGGCCGATGCTTTCGATTCGTCTAGTCGTCGCTATCGCGCCTACATGGAACACTTTCAATGGAAGTGCGGTATTGCATTGCGCGACTGGCGTTATGTGGTGCGTATCTGCAACATTGACGCATCAAACTTGGTTGCTGAGTCGAGCGCGGCTGACGTTATTAAGCTAATGACCAAAGCGGCTCACCGCATCCCAAACATGGCTATGGGTAAGGCTTGCTTCTACGTTAATCCCACATTGAATGAAATGCTTGATATTCAGGCTCAAGGTAAAGCAACTTATACTTTGATGACTGGCAATGATGCGGCAGGTCAGCCGATGACTTCTTTCCGTGGTATCCCGATTCGTTCGTGCGATGCTTTGTTATCAACCGAAGCCCGTGTGACTTAATAGGAGTTATTTATCATGGCTATTCTGGATTCGTTGAATAAATTTAGCGATGCTCAAGCTGTAACGGCAACGGCAATCTCCAATGTTATTGACCTGTTACCTGCGGCAATCGGTGGTAATGTCACTACTGATATTGGCGCGCAAGGCGACTTGTACTTAACAATTCTTGTGCAAACAACCACTGTTAGCGCAGGTTCAACTACTGTTGTATTCTCGCTAGAGTCTGACTCTACGGCTGATTTAGCAACGTCCGCAACCGTCCATTGGTCTAGTGCAGCCATTGCTAAGGCTTCATTAGTCGCAGGTTATAAAGTAGTTACCATTAAATTGCCACAAGGTAATTATGAGCGTTATCTTGGCGTGCGTTATACCGTGAATGTTGCAAACTTTAGTGCTGGTGCATTTGATGCCTTCTTGCATGTCGGTATTGATAACCAGAAGTTCTACAAGACTGGCTCTTTGATTGCTTAATGGAGGTGTGAATTGAGCGAAGTAAACGTAAAAGTCAAAGCCAAAGCTGCTGGGTATTTCGGTATCGTGCGTGCGGTTGGTGATGTGTTTGAAGTGCCTTTGTCGGTGGCGGTGCGTGGTGCTAGTTGGTTTGAACCAGTCGCGCCATTACCCGCCGAAAAGGTCGAAAAAGTCGAAAAGGCAAAGTAGTTTTATAGGGCAAGGATGCCCACTTATTGGAGTCAGCTATGGAAATATTAACAAGAGATGCAAGTGGGTTGATTACGCCTGTTAATCAAACAAACCCGTTATTTGTTGATACTAGGGAGGGCTTTGCTATTGCGCGTGGCGCGGTGACAAACTTTACATCAGGAAATAAAGCAGGGCGCAATACTGATGTCGATATTGGTACTGAAGATATTATCAGTCAAGGCGGTATCTATGTGCCTCCAACAGTGGCGCGGATTCATAACATTGTTTCATCGAGCGTTCAGGATGGCGTAGCAGGAACAGGTGCATTGACTATAACAATCAATGGCCTTGATGCAGCTTATGCCGAAGTAAACGAGACTATCACAATGAATGGCACGACGATTGTGCCGACTGTGTATAGTTATATTTTCATCAATCGGATGTCGGTGGCAACGGCTGGCAGTACAGCGACCAATGTGGGGACTATTACCTCCACAGCTCAAACCGATGCTACGGTGTCGGCTCAAATAACAGCAGGTGATGGGCAAGCAGCATTAGGTGTTTACCAAGTGCCACTCGGAAAAACAACGTACTTGTTTGATTTTAATGCAAGTGTGAGATTGGCAAGTGGCGCGGCAGGCACGGCTATTTTGCAGTTAATGACACGCACGTTTGGCGGAGCTTGGACTAAGCGACAAACGATAATGGTTAACGCGACAGGCGGTAGTTTTGTTGAGCGTGCATATAAAAGTCCTCTTGTTTTAGCCGCTAAAACAATGGCAAAAATCCAAGTTACAAGCGACACAAACAATATGGATGTTGCTTGTGCTTTTGACTATATCAACATTACGACATAGCAGGGTTACAAATGAGCGTAGTTAAAATATGTAATCTCGCGCTATCAAATATTGGCATTACCCGATTTATTAACGATATTGATCCGTTAGTGGATGACAGCCAAGAAGCGGCATTGTGTAATTTGTTGTATGAACAAGTGCGTGATGAAATGCTTCAAGATTACATATGGCCTTTCAACTCTCGCCGTGTGGCTTTGGCCGAAGTTGCGAACCCTCCAAGTAATTGGACGTATCAATATCGCTATCCTACTGACTGTCTGACGGCTCGCGCTATTGTGATTTTAGGGATTAAGTATCCTCGTCCTGATTACCGCATTGAGTTTGAGATAAGCTCCGACAGTCAAGGCCGTTTGATTTTGTGCGATATGTATCAGGCCGAGTTGATTTATGGTGCAAGAATCGAAGATACAACGATGTTTAGCCCGTTGTTTTTGAATGCCTTATCTTGGACTTTATCGGCTCGTCTTGCTGCGGCTTTAAGTGTTCCTAATGCTATACTTGGTAACGCACAATCACAGGCAATGGCGGCCATTAGTCGTGCTGCCGCATCATCTTTCAATGAGTCATTTATTCGTGAGCCTTCCAGTGAGTTAGTGGATGCTCGCTTTGGGGGTTTGAGTGTCGATTCTAGAACAGGTCAGTTTTACTAGCGGTGAAATATCACCATCACTCTACGCTCGTACTGATTTAGCACGCTATCAATCAGGCGTTAAAAAGCTATTAAACTTCATTCCTATGCAATACGGTGGTGTACGCAATCGTGCAGGGTTTAAGGCCATCCCTTGCGCGTTTGACCAATACAACTCCCCATTTACTACCGCTACGCCTTTAATGATTCCGTTTTCACGGTCTGAAACTGACAATATGGTCATCATGATAAATGGCCTGATTATTCGCTTTGCCAAAAATGGATCATTGGTCACATACTCTAAAAAAACAATTACTGGAATTACTAAAGCTAATCCTGCTGTTGTTACAAGTGCATCGCATGGGTATTCTAATAATGACCCTGTTTTAATTAGTGGCGTTATTGGCACGAGCCAAGTCAACAATAGGGAATTCATCGCTTTAAATGTTACAGCTAACACTTTCGAGTTAGCTATTCTTGATAAAGATATTGGATTTTCTTATGTTGATAGCACTGGATACGATGCCTATTTGCAAGGTGGTGGTGCTTACAAGGTTTATCAAATAACAAGTCCTTACGGTATAGGTGATTTGTCTGAAATTGACTATGCACAAACGGTTGATCTTGTTGTCTTGACTCATAAAAACTACCCCGTGAAGGCATTACGCTATTTCAGTGATACTAATTGGACAATATTGGATTACGACCTGAATAAAGGGGCTTTTCAGGAGGAAAACACGACAGAAAATACCATTGTTTATGATGCTGGTTCTTTAAGGTCTTCGCCATCAGGTGTGTTTTCCTCTGCAAATGTTGGTCAATTAGTTAAATTGCAAACCGATGATTTTGGAGTGCCTTGGGAGGCAGGTGTAGTGGTTGCCGCTAACACTGTTAGACGTGCAGGCGACAACTTTTACAAAACGTCTCTTGGCGGCACAACTGGCACACTACGACCATCGCACTCTATTGGTGATTATAGTGATGGGGCGGTAGTTTGGCGTTACATCCATAACGGCATTGGGATTGTAAAAATAACAGCATTCGCAAACGCAAAAGAAGTTGCTGCGTCAGTTATTGATTACGTTCCAGAAGGTTGTTACAGGATAAATTACGGGCTTACATCTGCAAGTATTGTTATCACTAATGGTGGCAGTGGCGGAACTAATGGCAACTTTCCACTTGGCATTGTTGGCGGCGGTTATGTAACTCAAGCTGTTGGTAATTTTGATGTTGTCGGCGGCATTGTTACCACGATAACAATTACAGGTGGAGGGACGTTTTATCTTGAAAATCCTACGCTAGATTTTAGTGCAAGTGCAGGTCTTACGGGTGTTCTTACAACTATTACCTTGATTAATTTACTAGGCACTGGCAACCCAACAACCCCAAGCAAAAGATGGTCTTTAGGGGCGTTTGGTGGCGATCAGGGCTATCCAAAATCAGTTAATTTCTATCAAGAGCGTTTGATTTTAGGCGGCACAACAGTGCAACCTGAAACGGTGTTTACTTCTGTTGTTGGGTCATATAATGATTTTAGCACTTCTTCCCCCCTGAAAGATGATGATGCTTTGGTGTTTACAATTGCAGGGCGAAAGCTTAATAAAATTAAGTTCATTGAAGGCGTTCAGGATTTGCTGTGTTTTACATCATCAGGCGAGAATCTGATAGCAGGTGGACAGGATGGCGTTTTAACCCCTTCCACATTGTCAGCTCGCCCACAATCTAATTATGGGTGCGCTCAAGTAAAACCTGTGCTTGTTAATAGCAACGTTATTTTTGTTCATCAAAACGGATCTACTTTGTTTGATATTGGATTTAACGCCAGTGCTGAAACAAAAAGTGGATTGATTGCCGACGATATAACACTATTGGCTAATCATTTGTTTTTAGGCAGAACCATCAAAAAACTAGCGTACCAACAGACACCTGATAGCGTGCTTTGGGCTGTGCGAGATGATGGTGTATTGTTATCGTGTACCTATCTAAAAGAACAACAAGTCGTTGCGTGGGCGCAACATACGACCGATGGATTGTTTAAAGATATTTGCGTGATTCAAGAAAACGCACGCGACAAACTATATGCCATTATTGAGCGCGATGGTGTAGGTACGCTCGAAGTAATGGAAACTAGGGATATAACAACAATCTATGGCGCGTTTTTTGTTGATGGCGGGTATTCATATAATGGCGTAAATACAACAAGCAAGACTATGACGCTTACAGGCGGCACGCTTTGGGATGATAGCGAGACTCTCACTTTAACAGCGAGTGCATCAACGTTTAGTAGTGATGATATTGGCCAATATGTCTTTTTATATCACGATGATGGCGTAGTGAGGTTGGTTATTACCGCCTACACAAGCCCGACGGTAATTAGCGTGATTAGTGATAGAACAGTAGTAGCAGGTCTTCGGTCAATAGCCGTGACTAATTGGTCATCTGCATTGCTAGAAGTTGGCGGATTGTGGTCATTGAATGGTAAAACAGTATCAGTACTGGCTAATGGGAATGTCGAGCCGCAACAAGTAGTGGCCAATGGTAAAGCCACTCTACAATCCGCCTCAGACCGTTTTTGTATTGGCCTGCCTTATGTTTCCGACTTGGAAACACTTAAAATAAACGTACTCGGCTCTCGTGATGGGACGACTCAAACTAAGCAAAAAATGATTAACAAGGTGTCTTTGATATGTCAAGATACTAGAGGGTTGTATGCTGGTGCTGACGACTCTCATTTACGCGAGTATCGTCCTCCGAAGCGTTCAACCTATGATGACCCATTAGAATTGCAATCAGGGTTATTTGAGCAGTCTATCGCATCGGCTTATGATAAAGCTGGTAATATTCTTATTCGTCAATCCGACCCTTTACCTGTTACTATTCTATCAATCATTCCTGAAATTACCGTTGGAGGTGCTTAATGGCTGTCCCTGTTGCTGCAATCCTTCAAGGTGGCGGTAAGATATTACAAGGCGTTAGTGACTATCAAAACGCCAAACAAAAAGCTAAGGCATTAAAACAAAATGCTGAGGCTAAACGGCAAGAAGCTAAAGACACTCGCGTGGCAGGTTATCAACAAGGCGATAAACAGCGTGAACGTGGCGAACAATTCAAAGGTTCACAACGTGCCGCATTGGGGGCTAGTGGTGTTGATATTAACAGTGGTACGGCTGGGCAGATTCAAGAAGATACGGCGCGACTA